CTTTTATCTGCATCGATGACTTTATGGCATTATCTATACCTTGTAATAAACTGTCATTGATTGAGATAGTTTTAAGGATTGCTTCATGATCACCACTTGATCCATTCCCACCAAAGATATCATTTTGTCCGTAGTGTTTTCTTAAATGAATGATATTCTCATAGGGTAGTGTATACGTATCACCATTTTCAAATAAGAATTTGATGTAATAGTGATCACTCTGATCTATAACCATTTCAACTGTAATAGGTTTTAGAGGATATAGTCCTATGAGCTGACCTGTATATTTATCAAACCTTGGATAAATGAAGACATTATCGTTAAGTAGTAATGTTGTAACGACTTTGTAGATGAAATCATAAGGCGTCATGATTTCATTGGGCTTATGTTTCAAAAGAAAAGACAGCTTTCCGCTTTTCTCGGATACTGTCTTATCATTTTCTATTTTGATATATCTTGGTTTTAGTTTTGCACATTGACTGGCTACCCTATCAATACAAATCTTCACAACATCACTTTTAGAAATGTTCGTTCCAAAAGGTGTATAAAATGTATTTGTGTTGTTGATGATTTGCAAGGCATCGATTGAACCAGTTTTGTTTTTTCGTTTAAATATTGGCATGAAATCCTCCATTACTACATATTATTGTCTCATCGCTCTTTTAATCAAATCTTTATATTTGGGATAAATATTCTGAAAGTTTAGTTCGTTCATTGTAATCCAAGAATTATCTAATGTAAAAATCCCATTTAAAGCCGACTTAACGTGCTTATTAATTAATTCTTTTTGCTGTATAACAAAGTCTACTATTTTTTTTCCTTCTAACTGAGGTTTATTGATATTTATGTTAACACATACAACACTCATAACTAAGTTAACAAGTAGATTACCATAATCATCAAAATCCACATCTGGTGAATGCTTAATTTCATAGTCACCAACCATGCATTTACCAGAAGTGGCATCAACTACATCTAACATGACTTCTCCAATATTTGTTAAGTCTGCTTCAATCCAAGTATGCTCATTAATAACCGCTGTTCCAAATATCGCCGAATTTATAGGTAATTTTTTATCGTTTTTTAGTAAATTAAAAGTAGCTGCCATAATCTCAGATGAAAAAATAATATCTCTTTTTTTAGTTTCTAGAAATTCATCTACATTAAGATTTTCTTCAGAAAGACCCTCAACAACTTTAGTTTCATTTAAATCTTCCTTAATCAAATCCGGCTCACTAAGACTCGCTGTTAAATCACTTAATATCAGATTTATTTCTTCTCTCCTCTTAACTAAATCGTCTTCAGAAAGATCAAAGGAATTATTAATTATCAAACTCCCTATATGGCTAATGCGACAAACTTGCTTATATTTAGTATCTTTGGTCAAAGTGTAGTTTTTCTGAGCTAAATGATGTATCTCAGAATATTCCTCATAACTTGATGCTTTTTTAAACCTTTCAAGCAAGTTATCTAATGGAATTATCTCATTATCATCTTGAGTTTCATTATGTTGAGCAACTTCATTAGTTGTTTTATTCGTACTTATAAAGAATTTTATCAATCTATAGATCCAATTTGAAATAATTAAAATATGTAGAAAATAAGTGAAATCGCTTGATACTGCGGATATAATTAAAGCAATTATTGCAGAAGGTAAAAACACCCATAAAAACTCAAAAAGAGTTCCTAAAAATGGATGATGTACGTCTAAATCACTTTTAGAATGATTTGGAGTTTCTAATTTCACACCAAGTCTAGTGGTATAGAATCCAACAAAATATAAAATAGCAGAAACAAAGAATACAGTCATTGTAAAAACTGTAGGTTTTATAACAGATATAATTAGTAATATTAAAGTCAATGCGGGTGCTAAAGACTGCGCTACAGTAATAATAATAACAACAATCAATGTAAGAAAAGATTTTATGTTACTTATAAACGTTTGCATATAAATCCCCAATCTTTATTTATTTAAATATAGGGTATTATATCATATTTTCAAAATCCAATCTATATCTATTCAAAACAGCATATGCAATAATCAAAGCAACCGTTCCGTCAATTCTTTTATACTTAGAATTAAGTTTTGAAGGTTGTATATTTCCATTTAAATCAACTTTAGCTTGTGTATTAGATAAACACCATTTAAGAATAGGGTTGTTATCATAAACTAGTAGATCGTTTTTAAGGTCTGCTTCCATCTGTTTCATGGGTTCCGATAACGAATAGATACCTTGTCTGACTTTTTCCATGTTAAATCCTAAATCTTCCATTTCTTTTATCCAATATTGTGAGTTCCATGGATCGTAACCTACCCAAAGAGGTCTGATACCATATGTTTGAATCATCTTCATAAACCATTTAGTTACTAGACTGAAATCATTTTGATTCCCTTCAGTTAATGTTACAAAGCCTTTTTTTATCCAAATATCATAGGGTACATTGTCTTCAGTTATTCTTTTATCTAAAACTTCACTTGGCATGAAGAAATGTGGAATCACAAATTTCTTGTTGCTATCTTTTTTCTGGATGATTAAGACTGCTGCTGTTAAATCTGTTGTAGACGATAAGTCTACACCACCTATGGCATAACTATCTCTTAAATCTTCAAGACTATATCTTTCTTCGTTGTTTAGATCATCATATGACAACCATGATCCAGAATCTGCTTGTTTGATATTGAAGTCCTTACAAAGCATTGTTACTCTTGTTGATAAATCATGCTTTGATTTATTCATAACATCTTCTAGGTATGATGAAGTTTTAACTACACCTAAGCTAGGGTTAGATTTTTGCCATGTTTTTGGATCATCATAAATTTCTTTTACTGAGTCTTGTGTATATAGCCAGGGCAATACCCTCTCATCTTCTATTTCACCTTTAATCATCTTTCTAGCATAATCTAGTTTACTATCTAAAAAACCACCAACGGTTGTCCCTTCGGTGGTTATGATAAATATTAACGGTTCTTTCTTTGTTGATTGCGATTGCTTAATCGCATCATAGACTTTAGAATCAGTCATTTCATGGACTTCATCAATACAACCCACTTCAATATTGTAACCATCTTTATTTCTCGATTGAGCAGATAATTTCTTTATCTTGTTTTTGGTTTTAGGTGAATAGATAAAGAATATATTCTTCTTGCTTCTTGTATCTTTAGATAACGAAGGCGATTGTTCCCTCATATTGTTTATCTCTTCAAATAGAATGTTTGCTTGTTCTGTGGTGTTTGAAGCACAAACAATATCAACTCCACCTCTAGATAAAAAGAACTCAGCAAGATCTAATCCAGCAATAAATGTTGTCTTACCATTCTTACGTGCAATCAACAATATGACTTCATTAAATCGTCTTAATCCAGTCTGAGCGATTTTAAAGCCGTAAGCAGTTTGAATAATAGCTTTCTCCCAAAGTTCTAAGATGAAGGGTTGTCCATTAAAAGGTGACTTTGTGTGCTTGCAGAATGTTTGAATAAAATCAATTCTTAAGTTACCTGGCTTTTCATCAAAGATGTATCTAGGATTATCTAAATCAGCAATTAGCTTATCTATTTGATTTTTGAGTTCTTCGCCAACTAGAATATTACCTTTTTGTATCTCATTATAATATTCAACTAGATAGTTCATTCACTGGCTCTCTTAAGAAATTCATCAAAAGCATCATCTCCATCATTTACTTGTGTTCCTAGAATTGTGTTCAAAGTCTTTATTACTGTACCATATGAATTAACAAGTTTAGTGTAGTATTTAGCCGCTTCAGTTTGTCTTTGAGCACCTTTACTTGATATTTGGATTGCACCATATTTAATCATTTGACCTTGAAGTTTAGTAAGTTCTACCTTCATAAATGCTGCTTGGTATATTAAATTATCTACTAATTCTTTCTTAGTTTCATCAACCAAAGAAAAAAGCGACTTTAATCGCTTGTATTCAATATCAATCATTCTAGTTTTTAGGCCTCCTATTAATCTTAAAACTAATAATACGTTCAAGATATCTTTATTTCTATTGCTGCTAATGATATAATATACGTAGAGGATAACTCTAAATATTACCTAGATACTGACCATACAGGTACAAAAGGCTTTAACACTGAGTGAACAGGTAAAACTCTAAAGAAATCACTACTCTTCGACAGAGGTAAATTTGTCGGTCATAGAACTAGATACTGACTAGTATAAAAAAGGGATGGCGGGTAATGCAAAAAAGTTAAATTTTTGCATTGCTTTTTTATTTTCAATGCATAACCTCTAGAAAATGGTGAATTAAATGTTGTTAACCATTATAAGAGTAGTGATTTCTGTAATTAATTTAGTAATTTCATTGTTGAATTTAATTAGTAAAAAGAATAAAAACAGATAATAATATAAAAAGTAATGCTTATTCCATGATGTCATATTCATGGCTTAACATTACTTTTTTTATTATATTACGAGTTCAATAAAATCAGAATTTCAAAATTTTTGCCTCGCGTATTTTAAACGTCCCCCTACGCGGTACCCTAAAAAAGATAAATCTCATCCTAGTGGGGGAGTCTATAGAATGAAGAAGTGTATTCTTCTTTATTTTTTTTAAACTTTAGAAGTGAATTTGTTCGATTCCATGCAGCTCTTGATTTTTGCAAATGAGTATTTACTAGTTTACAGATATCTCTTGTCTTTGCATTTTTAAGATTTTTTGGTACTAATACTGAAACATCTACTAAACTAATAACACAATAATTATCATTATCATTATATTTCACATGTACATGTGGTATATGATGTCCACATAGTTCATTAGAATGAACATAAATTTTAATATTATCTTTCCGGACAATCTCCTCTTCATGTAAAACTCGGGTTGTACCAGGTCCACAAATTATTTGAGGTATGTCTGTGTCTACAACAATATCCATTTCATCATTACACAAAAAACTTGAGTCTAGATTTTCTAAAGGTTCGTTAGCTGTATGGTTGATTTGATATACATGATATTTATGACTAAGATCAAGTTTTTCATAGTCAATTTGATTATCTTTGAGTAAACTCTCAAAATTACTGCTGTCTTGAGATTTCAATGAATACAAGTAATCGATTCCTATAGAAAAACCAAAAGAGCTTTCAATAATTATTTCACCAATTTTATCCCTATTTTTATGGTTAGACAATAAGCATATGAATTTATATGGATTTGTTAAATCCAAAGGAATACGATAAAATATTTTTTCCAATTATACCCCACCTTTTATAAACATTATAGCAAAAGTTAATTATAAAAACGAGATTATCTTGGAATTAAATTACCATCACTATCAAATTCTTTTTCTTTTGTAAATCTTTTGTGTTCTTTGTTGTGACAGTCTTTACAAAGAAGTTCTAAGTTTTCTTGATTTATACTAACTGTTGGATCCTTGACATTATCGACTGTTAACCTAATCTTATGATGAACTTCTTCACCAACTCGACCACATCGTTCACACTTACCATTTTGTTCTTGATACTTAATTTGTCTTGCTACTTGCCATCCAGTTGATTTATAGAAGTTATGTAATATCTTAGGCTTCTTCATATAATTCTAGTAGTTCTTCAATTTTATGATCTACATCTTCCCATGGAACATCTAAATCTTCTCTACCAAAATGACCATAGGTTGCTACTTGTTTGAACTTAACATTATCTAGTTTAAGTTCTTTTTTCATTTCACCTGGTCTAAAATCAAAGACTTCATTTACTAATTGTGTAATTTCTAGATCTGATGTAACTCCAGTATCAAAGCTGTTGATAAGAATACTTGTTGGCTCTGCAACACCTATTGCATAACTCAAACAGACTTCGCAGTGTGTCGCCAAACCTGCCCCTACAACGGCTTTGGCTACGTATCTTGCATAATAAGCCGCACTACGGTCAACTTTGCTTACGTCCTTTCCTGAGAAGGCACCACCACCATGTCTAGAGTAACCTCCATAAGTATCCACAATGATTTTTCTACCAGTTAATCCAGAATCTGCTTTAGGTCCACCAAGGATAAACTCACCTGTTGGATTAATTAAGATTTGTGTACCATTTAGTAAATCATGTCTACCAACAGCTCTAAGAATTGATTGTCTAATGATTTCTTCATAAACATCCTTATAAACACCTGGTTTTGTTTGAGCAGATACAACAATGATTGGAATGTTTACAGGTCTTCCATTTTTGTAATCAACACTTACTTGGCATTTCCCATCAGGTCCAAAGATATGACTGTATTGCTCTTTTCTAAGTTTATCAACTTCTTTAGATATTTCATGAGCTAGCATTATTGGTAATGGCATAAACTCTTGTGTTTCATTACAAGCATAACCAAACATAATACCTTGATCTCCTGCACCTTGTTCTTTATGCTCTGTTTTATTAACACCTAATGCAATATCAGGTGATTGTTTGCTAATTTGTTCTATGACAACAAAGTCCTCATCATAACCAATATCTTTTAATACTGTTTTCGCTATAGCTTTATAGTTTAAAGATGCAGTAGTTGTAACTTCACCAAAGATAAATACTAGATTATCTTTAATGGCAGTTTCCACTGCTACTCTTGATTCTTTATCTTGTTCTAATAATGCATCTAATATCGCATCACTAATTTGGTCACATACCTTATCAGGATGTCCTTGAAATACTGATTCACTTGTTATTCTTTGCATATTATAATCTCCTTCGTTTTTAAGTACAAAAAAAGGAGCTTTTAGCTCCCAAGGTTTGTTTTTCGTAAATAGGCTGTATACCTCGCGTAATGATAGCCTTCGCTCTCTATGAGTATGCCAAAGTCATGTTCATTTGAGGTTACATAAATACAGTGGAATACTCCATCAGTGTCACAATACATTAAGTTTGTATTGTCTTTTATAAAGTCATAATATCCAAGTGGATTATTAATAAACTCTTCAAAAGCTGATGCATCTAAAACAATTTCTTTTTCAATCACAAACTCATCTTGTGGAATGAGTTCTTCATGTTCTGCTTTTCGAATAAAGTTTACTTTCATTTTTTTACCTCCCATGCTGTATAAACTGAACGGTAACTACAATCCCAAGTATCAAGTATAACTCCATCTACACACACTGTAATGTGCCCAGCCATTTTCAGGATGTAAGTTCCTCTTGGATGCAGTTCGGTAAAGTCACTACCTTTTATTCTAGGTTCACCTTTGACTGGTTTAAAGATGAGTCTTGGATAACCTTTGAAATAATCATATAAGAACTTAGTGTCTTTGTAGCTCGTATATCCAAGTTCTCGTTTTCTTCTGTTCAGTTCTCGTCTTGTTTCCATGTAGTCTGAGTTGGTTGCTGTTGAGATTGCTCGTACGACACAATCAGTTGTTTTTAGCCCTTTAGGATGTGCATTGTATTCTTTAAACATTGTCGCTCCACCCTTCATTAAGCCAGTTAACAAGTTCTCTTGATTTATCTGTTTCAAAGAGTGGATCTATAAAGTCATTCTTTCTACCATACACTGTATATCTTTTTTCTTCTCTAAAACAATTGATTGTTATGGTAAATAGTGTATCTCCTGTTTCGATGTCTGCAATTCTAAAGTCATCATATAAAGGTCCTACAAGTGGGCAATTATTTTTAAACCAAACATACATGGTTTCAAGATTAACTTTTCCACCGTCTTTGAGTTGTTTGACAATGTTACCCATACGTTTTGTTTTGTTCGCTAGACTTTCATCTCTACAGAACCAATCGTACCATCCAGCTTCAATTTGTGTGTGTACATCTTTTGATTCAAAATCGCCTTGTATAAATCTTTCAATAAAGTCTTTGAGTTTCATTTCTTTTTGCATAATTTTAGTCTCCTTTATTTTTTTGCTTACACTATATATCACTCTAAAGGGACTAAATAGCAAGTCAATTTTCTCACTATAGTGATTAATTTTCAAATATATCAAAAGAACTTAGTTTAGACCTTTTACCATTTCTAATCAAGTAGCAATCTTCATTTGTTTCTTTATGTTTAATATATCTTTTAACAATAACATCTATAAATCTTTCATCAAGTTCCATTAAGCATGATTTACGATCAAGTTGATCAGCTGCAATCATTGTTGAACCTGAACCACCAAATAAATCAAGTATCGTTTCATGTCGTCTTGATGAATTAGCGATAGCTTTTCCGACTAACTCTAAAGGTTTCATCGTTGGATGTTCTTCATTCTTTCTAGGCTTGTTATATTCCCA